TCACGGAATCCATTTGGTGCTATCAGTTCCCGGACTGAGGTCGGGCTTGGCGTTCCAGCCGACATTGTAGGCTTCGAGGCCGACACCGATGTAGGTGAATTCGTTCTCGTGGTCGCCGTAAAAAAAGTCGCTCCGGGTTCCAGGAATCCGCTCCAGGAAGTAGGTGCCGGTGATACGAGTGTGGGGGACTACGGTCAGCGTCCTGGTGCCCGAGAACACGGGTGCAAAGACGGACCCGCTTGCATTGACCCGGCGCGGGTAGTGCCCCTGCTTGCCCTTGCCAAACGGCACCGTCCCCTTGTCTTGCTCGGTGCGCATGATCCGGATCTGACGCCGAGCGGTGTCGTTCCCACTGAACTGCATCCGCCCCAGGATCTCCTGGATGCCGGCGTGAAACATCTCCCAAGTGCGCTCGTACTTGTCACCCCACAGCTTCCGGGCGGCTGCCCCGGTTCCACCGCTCGACCAAATCTGCTCTTTGGGAAGGTCACGGAGACGGGAAAGGAAAAACGTGCTTGCGGCGTTTGACGCCTCGCTCGCGCTGGAACCACCTTGAGCGGCCGCCCACTCGGCTATGATTTGCCAGTCGCCCCCATTCGCCTTGATGTACTCCGCGATAGTCTGCGTCACCGACTTCCCCGTCGGTGACGAAGTGCCGGCCGCGCCTTCGACCGCCACTTTCTCGAACTTGGGCACCTGCTTTGACTTGTCGCCCTTGGCGTTCTGCACGTGCGCCAGGGTCTGGAGGTAGGACTTCGCCATTGCTTGGTACGGACCCGTCGCATTGGCGAGTTGCTTCAACTCCGGAATCAGCGCCGTCGCCCCGTCCAAGGTGGCCTGGTTATACTGGGTATCCCCTTTCGCGTGATGGGCGTTCACCGTCTTCACCGCTTTCAACACGGTGTCGTAGAAGGACTCATCCTTGCTTTGCGGAGCTGTGGACCCCGCAGGCGAGCGCAGGTGATCGAATGCCAACCCATCCTTGTCGTACAGCACGACGTCCCCCGGCTTCGACTGGCGGAGGTCCTCCGACAAGCGCTGGAACGTCGAGGACTTTCGCATCCCCATCATGTGCATGGTCACCTGATCCGCATGACCGGAGACAAATCGGGTTTCCTCAAACTCCAGCGACTTGGCGGCGATCACCTGGAGGTTTGCCAGGCGCGCTTCAAGGACCGGCCGCAGATCCTCCGGGGCGGCAGCCAGGAAGGTCTTGCCGTCGATTCGCTGGATCTGCCGCGCGATCTGGAACGCATCGAGGCCGCTGAAGATCTGAGCGGTCTGCGGATTGGCCTTCGCGTCGCGCAGAGTCCACAGCTCCATCGCGTGCCCATCCCATTGGTCCGCACTCTTGGCGGCGCCCTGCGCGCGAAAGCGTAGGGCGCCGCCGTTGTCAATCCGCAGGGGCGTGCCGTCTGCGGTCACGAGGATGTTGTCGAGGTTCATTCCCGCGACGTCCCAATTCCCCAAAAGCGCGTCTGCGGCAAAGTGCTCCGCGATCTTCGCTTTCAGCGCCACGGCCTCGGCAGTGTTGGCCTTCTTGAGGTATTCCCCGAGCGGCTGCCCTTCCACGAATCGGGTGAGCTGCACCGGCCCGTCGCGGCCGTCGTAGATCCGCCCCTCCGGCACGGGAACGCCGAGGGCGCGATAGAGGTCGTTTGCCGATGCCTCTTCCCGCAGGTGCGCCGGGGAACCCCCACGCTTCCGCACGAACAGGGCACCGGTGCCGGGATCGCGCACCAGCTCCGCGCCGGTGCTGCCGCCGAGCTGCCGCATTGCATCCAGGCGCTCGGGACTCTGCGGGAATGGCGGCGGGCCAGCGGGCAGCGGGGGCTCTGCTGGTGCTTCCGGCTCTGGCTCCGGTGCCGCAGGCCTGCGGCCGCGCGGCGGCACGCCTGCGGCCTTCTTGCCGGCGCGGTCTCCCTTCCACCATGCGGCACCGTCCTGGATCTGGATCTGGCCGCCAAAGCGGTCCTTCAGTAGTTCCTGCAGGTCTGGATCCAGGTTGGTCACGCTAGCCTTCAGGTGCTCGTTGAAGCGAGGTTCAGGGGATGCCACGGCCTCGCCGGGCTGGAGCAAGCCTAGCGACTCGGCTTCTGCCCTATCTACGTCTTCGACCCCCATGCCGGAGTTGAAGCCCCATGGCCCCCACGGGACCCCGAAGCCACCAATCTCCGGAGAGTTCATCCGAAGCCAGAATTCCAGATCAGTCTTCAGCCTCACCTCGCCTTCGTGCTCATCGTGCAAGCGTCGCGGTGCCTCGACACCCACCTCACGGATGAACCGCTGGGCCGGGAACTCATCCAGCACGTCCGCATTCATGCCTTGCTTCCAGTCGCCGAAGCGTGTCGCCGCCTGGGTTTGCACATCGAAGATGAGGCCGAGCCGTTGCTCGCTCGTGATGTCCTTGATTGTACCGGCGTCTTTGGGGTCCAGGGGTCCCATGCCCTCAGCAATCGCCATCTCCCGCATGCGATCCACGAACTGGGCTCGGCTGCCCATTTTGAAGGCTGACTCCATCGTGCCATCGTCGCGCACGATCTCTTCCCTGGAGCCGGACAGGAAATCCCCGATGGAATCCCGGACGCGCTGGAGAAACTTCACGTTCTCCACATGGGCGCTGAAGACCGCCCGCTCGCGCAATTCCACCGGCACCGTGGACCACTCCGCAGACGACAGATCCGCGGCGATTGGTGTCCGGGCTCCCAGCTTCTGGAGGGCCTCCCGGAATGGCGCAGGTTTGACGAACTGCATGGCGTGAATTGTCTCGAAAACTGGTTGGCGCTACGTAAGACGGGCCTAATGAGACGAGACAAAGACCTACTGCGGGCGATAATGATTGGTGCGCGTGATTGCCCTCCCGGAGCCCACCTGGGTCCGGGATATCGCGGCATGGACCCCTACGTGGCCGAAGAGCACTTTCGACAACTGGAAGAACTCGGCTTCGTCGAACTGGGCTTGACCCAATCCGCCGCGGGCACCGGCCACGTGATTCTGCGCATCACGTCGGCAGGTCACGATTTCGTCGAGAACGCACTGGACGATACCGTTTGGCGCAAGGCCATGGAGAAGGGCAGAGACGCCGCGTGGTCCATTTTCATCGAATTGCTTAAAACAGCCGCAAAAGGCATGCTCCAGTAAGAAGGCGTCCCAGATCTGGGGCGCAGGACCGGCCGAGTCTGCCCATGTGACAAAGGGATAAGATTTCTGGTCGTTGAGGGTCATCGCTGCGCTGGTTCCAAGTACGGCAATCCGACCCTCTGGAAGACGTCCTCCTCTGAAGAGATCCACTGGCGCCGCCCAAGGACATCCGTGAAGAACCCCATGGTTGGATGCCAGCGCCACCCTTTCCTGATCGCGGCCGTCGCGATACGGGTATTGGTTGCGGCGCTGCCGGTCCGGCAAACGACATAGCTCCACCACGCCTCGGCGCTGGTCGCGAAAAGATCCACCGGCACATTCGTCTGCACATGGACCGCGAGCTTGTTGTCGCGTCCCCAGGTGCTTCGCCCCAGCTTGTTCAATCGGCGCGCCAGGAGTTTGGTCGCAAGCATGCGATCAATCTCTTCGTCCGCCCGATTGAGCGGCACGGTCTTGCCGGCGTCACCAAAGATGTCGCCCTGTTCGGGAACGGTTTCCACGCGCGGGATGTACACGAGCTCGATGTCGCCCACCTCCGCGCGGCCCCGGCGCAGACTCCCACAAACCTTGAGTGCCGCCTTGCCATCCGGCATGCGAACGCAGGCGGGCTCCAACAGCTTGCACAGGTGCCGCGCGACGTCCAAGGCAATGGCCCTGGGGAATCTGGTCTTGGTGCTCATCGGCCTTCAGAGGCGTCTTGGAGATAAGGTTTTGGAGATGGCCGGTTGACGGACCAGAACTCCAAGAGGCAAAATACGTAAGTCAGCCACTTCGCCGCATGCATCCCAATCCATTGGTCTTGGTTTTCGGAGAGAGCGACGTTCCCACATGGGAGCCGTACTTTGGTATGCCGTTGGCCGTTGGAATGGTGACCTGGACCCCGCAGCTTCGGCCGGATGAGTGGACTCGGAGCGAGCCCGAATTCAGGATCATGACCTGGAGAGAAGAGCGGCCGGACATAACCACGTTCTACGTGTCGGTACTTCACTGGGCCGGACGGCGGGAGATGGGTCTCGGCGAAGTCTCGAGGCAAATCCGAATGGAGGTACCGCGATTCGGCTTCTCCTGGCTGGCGGGTTACGTGGCGCCGGGGCGGTCGATTTTTTCCGTCTGTCCATGGCGGCACGATGAATCGATCTGCAGGGTCGCAGCCCTGCGCGGCGCTCGCGCGGTGACACCTATAAAGGCTGGAGGCGATTTCGGATCTCATCGTTTCAAGGTTCGTTCCAAGAGTACCTCCGACCCTGTGGAAAGGAGTCCGGGCAGAACCCGCTCGGCGGGGTCCCGCCATTCGCCGTCCTCCATGGTTTGGAGCTGAGTCTCCACCCGGTGGTGGTGCCACAGCGCGGCGGCTCCGAGCCGAGCCCGGCCGTGCTCGTAGGCGCGGTGCACGGCCGCGCCCGTCATGCTGGCGATGACGCCCCGCTTCCGTTCTTCCCGGCTCATGTCCACGGGGGAGCCATCCTCATCCACCAGGGTCGGCGACAGCAGCGCTTCCACGTTGAGGAGGATCACATGGTTGTCATCGCAGGGAGGTTCGCAGGCCAGAAATGCGCCGAATGCCGGGATCGCATCGTCGCGCTCCAGGCGCAATTGCAGTCGCAGGTTGTGAGATCTCATGGAATCAAAGCAGTTGCAGTTGCCCCCGGCCGGCGTCAGCCAACTGGGGAAAGGTCAGGATGAATTTGCGTCGCGTCCCCTTGCGCCACAGGACCACGCCACCAGCCTGCAATTCGAATCGCCAGGCGGCACCGTCCACGACCGCGTCGCGTCGGCCGCGGACCGCACGGGGTTTCCGAAGCTTGGGTTTCATCGGGGGGGGGGTAGAACCCATAGGTCAGTCTCTGAGTTGAGTCGTGCGTTGCGGGTCTGTCTTGGCGTGGAACACCCGGCTGGCTTCCAGCCGTCGCCGCTGCATCTCGGCCTCTTGGTGGGCCATCCAGCGATCAAAGTGGCCGAACTCCTCGGCGGTCATTTCCTCGACCAGCTTGTAGCCGCGCTGGCCGCCAGCGATCCGGCCATGGCTTTCCGAGGCAATGGCCCGGAGTCGGCGCTTGGTCGTCTCAGTGACCGGGAGTCCCATCGCAATCAGCAAGTCGCCAGCGGTGATCCAGTCCACTCCGCGCAGCAGCCGGACCACCTCGTCAATCTCCCGAAGCGAGATCTGCGGGCCGGGCGGCGGGATCAGGTCAAGCTGGGGTTTCAAAACGGGTCCCCCTCTCCCTCCTGCCCCGGCACGCCCTCGTCGCGTGCCGGGGCACCTGCGGCGCCCGGCGCCCCGTGCGCCGCCCCGCCCACACGTCCCACGTGGCCGGATGCAGAGAGGGTTTCCGTTCCCCATGCTGCTCTATTGTTGGAATTTCGTGCCCGCGCCCGGTTCTTGAGAGTCATCACAAGCTGCCGGAGTTGATGATCCGGCAGGGACTCCCAAGCTGCGGTGGAAAACTTGGCGCTGGCGACGTGGCGCACGTAGGCCTCGGGGAATCCGCTGTGCTCCACGGCCCATTCCAGGCGGCGGCGCGCATCGGCCGCCGGCGAGTCCCAGCGCATCTGCGCGCTCAGGTTGTCGCGATCCTGGAGCAGCTCGAACAACGCGACGACGCGATCCACTTGAGTGTTGGTGAGATCCTTACTCGATAGATCTCGACCCAGGGCCACCACATGGCAGGCGTGTCGCAGATCCTCCGCCGTCATCATACCTTGGCGTCGGGCAGCCCGCGCTGCGGCCACGCTCTCCACCTGATCCGCAAGCTCATTGGCTGGGGAATCCGCGCGCCGCAGTATCGTGCCTCGATCGCGCACCCATCGGGCCTTCAGCGCCCGGTTCCACGCTGGGAAGTAGAAGCGTTTGGCCTGGGCCTCCGTCATATCAGGCCCTCCCGAATCCGCCGCTTCAGTTCCTCAAAATCATCTGACAGGGCGGCGTCCAGGACGGTCGCCGCGGGCCGGCCGGCCGGCGGCTCCGGTGCGGCTGGGCGCCCGCTGGAGCGCAGTACCGATGCGCGTTCGCTCTCCTGGGCAGCCTTCGACGGAGCGGCCCGCCGCCGCGACCGGTGTTCCGCCAGGTCCTCCTCCATGAAGTCGGGATTCCCTACGAAATTCCGGAACACCAGGGACCGGCACGGCTGGTCGTTCTTTTTCTTCCACCGCATCCAGCGGATCAGATCCGCAATGTCCGCGGCCCGGATTCCGCGCCGGTAGGGCTCCCACCATTGTATCTCGCGCGCGGCGTCGAGCGGCAGCCGCATGCCGCTCTCGCGGCAGTAAGCCTCATGCATTGCAGCGATCTCGGTTTGGGCGGCGGTGGGCATGGCTCAATCCAGGAAGCGGAACTTCCATCCCTTGGGCCGGGAGCCGCTGAGCACAGTTTCAGCGACTCCCCAGCGGTCTTCTCCGAACACGGCCCATGCCCCCCAGCGCTTTGCCAGATCGCTCCATGACTTCCATTCGCGGACCCCTCCAATGGATGCGCACCGGCTGAGGATCTCCTCAGTCACCGGCATCGGAATGATCACACCGGCCACCCGAGACAGCGACGAGGAATAGATCAGTTCGAGGGCGCCCCCCACCGGCAACACGGGCTGGCCTCCGGGGCAGCGGCGCGGCGCGGCGGTTCCGCGGCCGCGCACTGGAAAGATCTCCAGCACTGGCCGATCCATCTCCGGGTCCAATGCTGAGTAGGGGGCGCTCATTGATCTTTGGGGTTGGAGATCACGGCCGTTGACTTGAGCCCAAGACCGGCCCCGCGCATCGCCAGCCTGAGCGCGCGCTCAGCCACGTCCTTTGCCGTCTCTGCGACTTGCTGCGGTGAGACCCCCTGCGCCGCGGTATCGGGCAGATCAATGTCGCACACTACCGTGAGCAGAATCTTCATGCGGCCTCCTTCGCGACACGGGGGACGGAGTCGAAAGCCGGATCAATGAAGAAGGTCTCGCCCTTCAAAAACTGGATTCCGGCCTCCAGTTGCATCGCGTCGGTGATCTCCACCTGGTGATCCCGCAGCAGGTCCTTGTTCACCACGGGCGACTTATAGGTGACGTAACGGTTGGTCCAGGGCAGCAGTTCCATCCGTTCTCCGATGGCGTCCCAGGTGTCCTTCGCCAGGCGCTTCTCTAGCCGCACAGGATTCCAGCGGAACCCTACCCTTGCATTGCGGTATTCACGACTGCGCTGGGATTCTGGAAAGAGTTCCCGGTGTTGCTCACAGTACAATTGCGCGCTGGCTGCGAGCCGCTCCATTTCTTCGACCAGCGGGCCGGTCTCGGCGTCAAATGCGGCGTTGAGAGCCGCAATCTGCGACTCATGCGCGGCCTTGCGTGCCTGGACGGCCAGGCTGACTTCCACGTAGCGATTGGCCGCGGTGGCGAGGCCGTCTTCCGTCGTGATGACGGCGAAGGGGTAGGATTTGGATTTACGTTTACTCATGGCGGTGGCCGGGTTGACGGTTGGTATTGCCGATCTGCATCTCCTCGTCTCCCTGGTGCGTTTGGTACAGGAGCCCTCCAGCCATCAGAACCAGTAGCAGGAGGAGGCACACTACGAAGAGGAACACCTCCGGGTGGCGCAGGGCCATCCCGACGACGAAGGCGGAGGCGCTGGTGATGGCGGCCACGCGCCAGATCGCCAAACGGCGATGCAGCCTGATCAGGTAGTCGGCCAAAGCGTCTCGGCCGCCTGGCAACTCCGTGGGAAGGAGAATCGGTTTCATGCTCAGTCCTCCCCCCGCGCCTCACGCACGTGGTCCATGGTCAGTTTTTCCTTGGTGGCGTTGGCCAGGAGCTTGCCCTCCTGCAGATCCTCGAAGAGGCGGCGAATGCGCCCCGGCTCCCGGCTGATCACGACCAACTCCTTCTGGTGTTTCCGCGCCTCCTGGAGGCCGAAGGCTTGGGCGACCTGGAGCACGTCATCGTCCGGCGCGTATTCCGGCAGGCGCAGCCATTTCCTGCGACCACCCGAGCGCCCCTCGAATTGCTCGAAGTACCCGCGGATCAGACCCTCCATGAGCACGCGCTCGAAGTCGGTGGTGATGCTCAGAATGACGGTGCATCCCGTCACCTCTTGGAGCCGGCGCAGGAAGGAGAACGCCGCCTGGTCCTTGCTGTCCTTCCGGTAGAGGTCCTGGGTGTTGTCAATGATCAGGCAATGGTGCGGCTTCACCGCTTCGAAGAGCGCGGCCCGGCGCTGGTTGCTGTTGCCGCCATGGCTGTACCCAAAGGTCACCATGAGCGATGTCAGCAAATCCCCCAGGGCGCCATTCTCCGGCGCTTCGAGCCAGCGGGTGGAGCCGTGATTCCGGCGGCGCACAAACTCACGGAAGGTGGCGGTCTTCTGGCCACCGGTCGGACCCACCACCACGCCGAACTTGTTGACCCGATCCGGCGCGCACTTCAGTTCGACGTAATCCATGATCGAGCGAGCGGTCGAGGTCTCCACGAAGGGCACCTTTCCCCGGAGGGACTCGGCGCGGACGTTGTTGCGCAGAGCCTCGACGGCAGTCAGGAACTTCTCCGCGGAGATCACCGGGCTCGCCAGGGGCGCGCCGCTCCGATCCCGCCCCCACAGACCGCGCAGGATTTTGCTCCAGGTCGTGGTGTCGTGATAGATCCCCACGAGGCGGAAGCGCTCCGTGAGCCGGTGCAGATCGCGGTAGCACTCCTCGCGGGTGAATGTCGCCAGCCACCGGTACGCCTCGCGCAGCTCCTCCGGCATGTGCTGGGCGTGGTTCTCGATCGTGGGTTCGTCGAAGCGCACTGCGCGCCCCGCTGCTGCTGCTGTATCTGGTTTGTCCATTTTGGTCCTGTCTCTGTATGGGAATCAGGCTGCCGCCTGCTCCGCTTCTACCGCCCGACTGGCCGCCTTCAGTTTTGCGTTGAGGGTGGTCTTCCGGGCGAAACTCTCCTGGGTGGATGGCGCGAAGGGGTTGGCCGCTCGGCGCCGGCTCGCGACTTCGGTCCCGCGGGTGATCAGCGGATTCTCGGTCGCGCCGCTGCCGCCATCCCGCGTCACCTCGGCCATGCGGCCGTGCCCGTCCCGCATCGAATCGGCCTTGCCGGCTCGCGTGCCGTAGAGACCGGTGCCCCGGTACGCCGCCGCCACAAAGCGGTGATAGCGCCGCCGTGCCTCCACCGTGGGCGTGAAGCTCGCGTGCGCTGCGAACTGGGGGGCGAATCCCATGAAGTCGGCCAGGCCCAGCACCTCGCCGATCCGCCAGGCCTCCGTATTGCGGCTGCTCTCGGCGGGCTCGTTGTTGAGGATCGCCGCGCCCAGCGATGGCTCGCCGGGATCGAAGTGTACCAGCAGCCGATAGCCGTTGCCCAAGGCGGCGAACAAATCGGGATGGCAGAAGGGGAATGGTTGCCCACCGACCTCGGGGATCACGTGTCCGCCGCGGATCTGCAACTCGCGCCGCTCGGGCAGGAAGATCCAAAGCTGGCTGGCGTCGAGTTTCCGCAGGGGATTCAACGCCACGGCCCGCGCCCATTTGTCGTCCGGCACGCCCTTTTGCAGGCGACCTTCCTTGGGCAGGCCGTTGATCTTCACCATGGCTACCGCCATGCGGTCGGCCAGATCCGCTTGGGCGATGAAGCCCAGATCCCGCGGGTGCTTCACCGCCGCGTGCGCCTGTACCAGCTTCTTGGCGGCGTTCTCAAACTCCCCACGGAATCTGCCGATGTTGACGAAGGTTTGGCTCATAGTGGGATATCTGGTTGCGAGTTGATGGGGACATAGAGCCGCCCCTCGAAGGCCCGCATGTTCCAGGAAGTGCCAGTCTCGCCCCGCTCGATTGGTCCGGTTGCACCGCATCTATCGCATTTCACGAACGCGTGATCCGGCTTGGTCAGAGCAGTGAACCGGGTGAGCTGGGTTCCACCGCAGAAGGGGCAAGCGAGGTAGCCTTTCGGGCTCAGTAGCGTCTGGTCGAGCAGCGCTTTAACGCGCTGATCCAACTCGTCATCTGTCGGGGGGACGCTCATTTGTGCGCAATCGCAGCCATCACCGACTGCAAGAAGTTGAAGCCCGACTCGATGAAGCCCTTGGCCTTGGGGGTGTGCACGTAGCGGATTTCGATGCCGAGCGCTTGCAGGCCGCCAACCACCCGCTCCTTCTCCTGCTCATCCATCCCCGGCCGCTCCACAGGTCCCTCAGCGGCGCCCGAATCTGACACGGTGTATCCCGTCATCCGCTTGCTCTGCCAGATGCCGCGCTCCAGCCGCAGGCCGCGCCGGGGCAGGCCGTACTCGGTGAAGAGCCGGCGGAGGAAGCGCAGGATGTCCTCGGCCCGGTAGGCGTCGCGCGGCCGGCCGATCAGCTCGAAGCCCAGCCACTTTCCGCTGGCGATGTCCATCGCGCAGAGGGACTGCCGGCCGATTCCGACTCCATGGCGTTCGGCGAGCTTGTCCGTGCCAAAGGGCGATTCGTACCAAAACGGCAGGTTCACGCTCATGTCATCCATCTCCCACCAGTCACCCGGCTCGATGGAGCGCACGTCGCCACCGTCCAACTGCTCCTCCATCGAGCGCAGCGTCGTGATCGCATTCAGCTCGTACCGGCGCGGGCCGCGGAATTTGTCGTGAATGGCCGGCGTCACCTGCATGCGCTGGCGCAGGCTCGGGGGGATCTGGTGGCGGCTCTTGTCGCTGGAGTTGCGCTCGTCAATCCACGCCTTCAGCGGCTCCGGACAGAGCGGATCGTCGCGGAAGAGTTGCAGGGCCAGCGCCTGACTGCCGGTGCGCACGTAGAGCTGCACCAGCTTCTGCTGCGCTTCGGGCGCGAAGGCGTCGAAGGACGGCTTCCGGCCGCATCGGTCCGTCCGCGGCACCAGGCCATCGAGACCGTGCTCTTTGTACCGTCCGCGCCAGCGCATGTAAGTCGCCTGATCCACCCCGGCCGCGCGGCAGGCCGCCGCCACCGGGGCGCCGGGATTCTCCTCCAGGAAGACGCGCACCGCCTCCAAGACCTGGAACCGCCGATTGCGCTCGCTCAGTTGATCGGCGGTAAATTGGAGCGCACCGGATGTTTCATGAGGGCATCCCAGTCCCCGGTCGGAGATCTCCTCCGACACCATGTCCGGCGCGTTCAGGTCGTTGCCCGCCGCATGGTCCGCTGGCTCCGCTGTGGGCGTGGGGAGCAGGACAGGTGTGTCCGGGTATGGGGCGGGCAAATCGAAAGTCATGGCAGTCGTGGCTGGAGGTTCAGGCGACGGCTTCCTTCTCCGCCGCGCGGATGGCGCGCTTCAATTCGTCGCGGAGATCCGGCGGCATGGCGGCCACGGTCTTCCGGATCGCCGGCAGGGCGCGTTCGCGAGTATCGGTGTCCATCTTGCCCCAGTAGCCGAAGCGCTTCCCCAGGCCCGACCAGGCTTCGTTGAAGAGTTCGAGCTGCTCCTCAGTGCGCTTGGCCTTGCCGTTGGTCGCCTTGCGTCCGCCGTATCCGGCGATCACGGCGCCAAGTCCCACGGGCGCAATGGTGTCGAGGATTCGCGGCTCCATCTCGTCACGGAACTCGGGGTCCTCATCGAAGATCTCGCGCACCCGCGCCGCCTGCCGGAACAGGCGCTCGGAAATCCCCAGTTCGACTGCGAAATCCTCGACCCTTTTTGCCCCGTCCGGCACTGAGTGCCGGACGGGCGATAAAGGGTCCACGGTTCGGAGGTTCTGGATGGCCCTGGCCTGCGCTTCCTTGTGGGCGGGTTCGACCACTGGATACGCCACATACGCCAGTGCTCCTTTGCTGAGATTCCGGCGCAGGAGGAGGTGCTGTAGGATGGTCTGTGCCACCTCGTTGTCGGACGCCACCTCACAAGGGACCTTCTCCCTCTTCGCAGCGATGGCTCCGCGCCGGCGGGTCTCCCCGTCAATCACAGCGCCATCCTTCAGGATGATGATCGGGACGGTGACCCCGCGCGTCCGAATGTCCTGCACAAAGGCGTCCCATTCGGAAGTGCCTTTGGCCCATCTGGGCATGGGCTTGATCAGCGGATGCGGACGCAGATCGTTGGGATCGCGGTACTCGATGGCGGGGGGGTGGGTGTCAGTAGGATTCATCGTGAGGAAAGGGCACGGTCCATTTACTCTCCGAGTATGGACCCGAAGTTGGAGGCGCGGTTGGACAGCCTGGAGAAGCAGTTGGTGGTTCTGACGACACTGGTTTTGGACATGTGGTCAGAGCAGCGGGTTGCGTTTCGACAGCCCGAGGGACCACCAGAGAACGAAACTGAGATCCCAGCGGCGTCGCTGTGTAAGCGGCTCGAACAAGCGATTGATAGCGCCGACCAATTTCGGGAGAGCCTTCAGTGCCTGAAGAATGGGAAGGAGTCTGGGTAGGCTTCAGTGCACATCCTTGCCCCATGAGGTTCAGTGCTTGTCCGGGAATAGCAGGAGCAATCGCGAGCGGAGTGATCATCGGGCTCCTCCATCGTCCTCGGGGATGGTGACGAAGAGCATGGCTTCGCCGTGGCGCAGCAAGGTGAACATGCCGTCACCCATCCACACCGCCGCCGCTTCCCTCCACCCGCCTGCGATCATCGCGTCCACCACGTTGCGCGGGAGCTTCACCGGGCACCTCCCTGCCCCATCAGGCCCAGTTCCCGCAGTCGGCGCTCCAGCGAGTGACTCCGCCGTTGCCCAGTCAGCACTCGGTAGGCGTGTTCACGGGTCACCCCCGCTGCTTTGGCCGCCGCCACGATACCCACGAACCGCACCCGGCGGCGGGGTTTCGGCGTGCTTTTCGGTGACGTGACGCGCAACATGCGTTTACGGATAAATGTTTTCGAATATCCATCAAGAAAAAAGTATGCATAACCGTATTTTTGTTGAGCGACTCCAACAGGTGATGAAGGAGTCTGGGGCTACTCAGAGCCAAGTGGCGGCCGCCGCGGGCGTGACCCAGCCGACTGTGTCGCGATGGTTGGAAGGCCAGATACCCAAAGCGGACGACCTCTACCGCCTCGCGCACTTCTACAATCGCGAAATGGACTGGTTTCTAGGCGGACCCGTGCGCACTGCCCAGGATCCGCATTCTGTAGAGGCTCTGCACGCGATGAGCCAAGAGGCCCGGATGGGAGCCAACGCATTGAGAGCTGGGGCGGAAAGGTTTGGGCGACTGCCCGAAATGCTCCCCAGGATCGAATCACTGGAACGTGAAGCAGCCGCAATCCGCGCGCTGGTTGAGGAGATGATCGCGTCTGGATACTCGCCAGCCGCTAATTCGGTGGCACCCCATGTGCGCACCGCCGCGGACCGCGAGCAGCGCAATTCGGAAAGGCGCATCGAACGACGCCGCACCAAGGGCGACAAAGGGAAGACCTGATGGCGGCCGCGCGAGCCTCCAAATCCTTGGCCAGATCCAGTCGTTCCTTTGGGGAGAACATGATCCACTTTCTGGGTTGCGGGGACTTCTGGTGCATGCTGATTCTCTGGGCGGGTAAAGGTTGCCTCTACGCTTCTGGAGAGGGTGGAGCAACCGTAGCCCAACCCATCATCGCTTCAACGAACGCGCCAATGAACCAATCTGCTCCGCAAATGCTCGACTCCTGGCGGTCCGCCCTCGGTCCTACCGCATTCGGCATCGTGCTCTTCGTTTTGGGAATCTTCGCTTTTGTCCTGTGGGTGATGTGGCTGATTTTCCCATTGGTGGTCTATCTGAAGATGACCGATCTCCAAGCCCGGCTTTACCAGTTGCACGGTGATTTGGTGGAGGCAAACGGCCGGCTCAAAGACCTGGCCGCCCCTCGCCAGTCCAGCCAAACGCAAGGCTACGATCCGCTGGCGTGACCCGAATTGTCGGGCTCCTCAAATTCGCCATGGCACGATCGTCATCACGTGAGCAGGTTTCCCATGGCGCCTTCCGTTGGGTAGATCTGGTGGGAGGGCGCCTGGGCGGCGGCGGGAGGGAGGGCTTCGCCGCCGCCCGCTGGCGTCGAGAATCACCACGGGTGACGCAGGATGGAGACTTGGATCGGCGTTGGCAGGGCAAATGGAGGCAAAGAAAGGGTTGCCCAGATGATTGGTTCGACGCATGCTTTCGCATCAATGAATCTCCCTTCAACTCAGGCCGCCTCGCTCGAAACCACCGAGCTTGATCACGCAATGGAGAGGTGGCGGTGTTTTGTTGACTCTGCCACAGCTTCTGAAGTGTCCAGGTTGCTGGCCGATGAACCGGGCTGCGAACAGGACGCTTTCGACATCATCGTGACCGACCACACGACGTATGCCGGGTAGAAGCGAGGTGCAGGCGCAGATTGAACGCCTGCGCGGGTCGGCTCAGGATATCGTTCGGCACGAGTACCTCAACGCGCTGGAAAAGCACACCAAGCGCGACACAATCCTCTACGCCTCCGCTCAATACTCGGCGAGCCCGATTTCCCGCGGTGGAGGAGCACCACAGTGGGTTTTTGGAGTAAATGACCAAGACATCCATGGCTTCATGGCCGCCCTCAAAGGCCTCAAGCGCCGGCAGCTCGACCTCATTCTTCACAGTCCTGGCGGCTCCGCCGAAGCTGCAGAACAGATCGTAAACTATTTGCGAGGAAAGTACGACCACATCCGCGCTATTGTTCCCCAGAACGCGATGTCGGCGGCAACAATGATGGCTTGCGCCTGCGACGAGATTGTCATGGGACGACAGTCGGCAATCGGTCCGATTGACCCTCAGGTGGTGGTTTCAACCAAGAATGGACAAAGATCGGTTGCGGCTGAGGAGCTGTTGCGCGAATTCCGAAGTGCTTTGGCAGAGACCAAGGCAGATCCGAGGTGTGTTCCCTTGTGGGTGGCCAAGGTTCAGCAGTTGCCCCCAGGAATTCACAGCACCTGCGAAACGCTGATTTCAATGGCCAAGGAGAAAGTGAAGACTTGGCTACATCAGTACATGTTTGCAAATGACCCCGACGGGGCCACCAAGGCGAAGTCCATCGCAGATTGGCTTGGGACCATGGAATTCCACAAGACTCACGGCCATCCAATAGACATCAACTTGGCCAAGAGACAGGGCTTAAAGGTATCTCAGCTCGAATCTGATCCCACCCTCCAAGATCTGGTCTTATCTGTACTGCACGCTCTCGATGTTACTTTCATGACCACGACCTGCGGCAAGATTGTTGAGAATCACGAGGGCAAAGGCTGGTGTCTGGTCGTTCAACCTAACGGAAAGCCTCCGATCCCATAAGGGTTTTGACCGCTGTGCGAGACTGCTCGGCAGGTGCAGCTCTCCCTGCCAGGCCTGACGCTCCCGACCGAGCGCCCGCTGATCCCAGTTGAAGCGGCGATGGTGCTGCTCGACCGGGATGAAGACGAGGTGCTGGGGGCGGTGGAGTCCGGAACCCTGGCCTGGGCTTGGGACATTCGGCGTGAGGGCGCCGATCGACGGGAACTCCGAATCTGGCGCGACAGCCTGCTGGAATTGCTCTCCGGCACCCGCGGCACCGCGAAGATGGAGGCCGGGCAAGTGCTCGCATCCATGCTGCCGCCGAGGCCGATCCGGACCACGGAACTGCAACGGTTCTGGTCGTGTTCCAGTACCCATGTGACGCATCTACTGGAGGACGGCCAGCTCACGGCCGTGGCGGCGCGGGAGGCCGGCAGCGGTCCCAACAGCTTCACGCGGATCGAACTCAGCTCCATCCGCACCTTCCTGACGGCACGCCGGGTCACCGGCTGACCCGCCCGAATTCCCCCACCGTGGGGAATCCCTGAGCCGACACGGGCGGCAAGCTGCGCCCGTCAATGGACGCACCCTCAATCCTCAATTCGCAGCCGGCTGCCGGGGTCCTTTCCGCCGAGTCGTCCATTCTCGGTGCCTCGCGCGGCCGGCTGCTTCCCCGGAACGCCATGAAGCACCTCCTGCTGCTGATCGCCTGCCTTGCCGCGATTGTCCTGGCCATTGCCCAGGCGCCCGATCCCACACTGCTTGTGATCCCTGCGGCCAGTGGCGACGGACTCTTTGAGCCCCCCGCCCAGTGGACACGGTTCATTGCGGAGTTGGCACTTCGTCACCCGTGGGTGTTCACACTTCTCACGCTGATCGGTTTCCTGCGGGTGGTGTTCAAGCCGCTGATGGCCTGGCTGCACAGCCACGTCGAGAGCACCGAGAGCACTCGAGACGACGCCCTGTTGGCCCAGGTTGAGGCTTCCATATGGTATCGGATCGGGGCTTGGCTGGTGGACTACCTCGGTTCGATCAAGCTCGACACGGTCAAGAAGGCGGGGGGCAAGTCGGGCGCATCCGCCGGCACCGCCTTGGCGATCCTGCTGATGGTGGGCGCGGGATGTGCCACGAAAGCGCCGGAGGTCATCACGACCCGAATCGCCTACACCACGAACGGGCTCGATGTCGTGTCGCCCAAGGACATCACGTTCGAGTCCTTGGAACTGGAGGATCCGAGGTTCGGAGTCAGGGCGAAAGTCACGGGATACAGCAGCACGGCGTCGGCAGCCGCTTTGAGAAGTGTTGAGGCGGAGCAGACCGGCTGGCTGGCCCAGGCGCAGTTGATGCAGCAAATGCTCTCCCAGTGGAGCGAGCTGGCGGCTCGGGCCTACGGCATCCCGGTCCAGCCGGCTCAATCGGTCACCAACCGGGCGCAGTAGATCGTCGCCATGGTCGCCGAAATGTCACAGGGGGGGCTGCCCGCGCCGACCAGCTACGCCGCCGTGGGCTGGCTGATGATGGGCCTGGCGTCCCTAATCGTGATCGCCCGGAACGCAGTTGGCTTCTGGCGCGACATCACCCGGCCCAACGGCGCCGATGCGATCACGCAAGCGGCCACTCAATTCCAGCCGCGAGGCGACTACATCACGCGGCGCGAGTGGGATGGAAAGGTGGTAGGGCTCGAACGGGAGATCCACTTGTTGCGCGGCGAGATCGCGGAGCTGGAGCGCCGGCAGGCTGAGTCGAGCGAAGAGCGCATCCGCAGCGTGCATGCCCGCATTGATGCGTTGCCCGACCGGATCATTGCCCAGCTCTCCAACCTGCACGTACTGCGACGCCCCCACGACGCATGAACGCCACCGACCGCGAGCAACTGCGCCTGTCGCTGCTGCGCTTCCTGGAAGCGAACAGCGGGAGCCGCTACGGCCTCTCGACCGGATTGCTCCGCCAGATGGCCGCGTCGGAGGGGTTCGATGGAGTGACGGAGGGGAGCATTGATGCAGAGCTTCGCTACCTAGCCGCCAAGGGATTCGTCGAAGAGCGGGCCAAGACGATCAGCCCCGAGAACCGCGTCTGGCGCATCACTGCCGCAGGCCGCGACCACTTTGCCCAACTGTGAATGAGCACCGCCAAGAAGCCCCGCAGCGACTCGCCTCTGCGCACACTGCCCGAGGACGTGCAGGAGCAGGTGATCGTGTGGCTCAAGGAGAAGCCTCAGGCCGAGGTGCGCCGGCTGGTGAAGGACGCGTATGGCTTCGCGCCATCGGACGGTGCGTTGTCGGGCTTTTGGTCCTGGTTTCATCTGCGGCGTCAGCTCGCGCGGAACTCGGCCGTGACGGAATCTTTGGTCGCCGAGCTGGCGCAGCGGAATCCCGACCTGTCACCGGATGCCCTGCTAGAGGCCGGGCAGGCCTTCTTCAGTGCGCTGGCGGTGGAGCAGCAGGATGCCAAGGCGTGGACCGAGACGCAGAAGATCGGCATCGCCCGGCAGCAACTGGCCCTGGATCAGGCGAAATTCCGCAGGGAGACCTGCGCCCTATTCATGAAATGGGCGGAGGACCAGCGGGCGAAGGAGATCGCGTTGGGCGCCGGCACGAACGCCGAGAAGATCGAAGCGCTGGGGCAGTTGATGTTCGGGGAGGACTGGAAGGCTGCATGAGCACCGGCTTCAAAGTCCGCGCTGGTCAGCGCGAGCTCGAGCGCGGGGTGCGCCGGCATCGCCTGGCTGGCTGTCTGGCCCGGCGCCAATACGGCAAGACCACCATCGCGGCGCGGATCTCGATGGAGAAGATGCTGCGTACGCCGGGCCACACAGTGGTCTTCGGGTCGGTGAAGTTGGACCTGGGGCGGGAGATCGTGCGCAAGGAGGCGGACGCCATACAAAAAGCGATCCGCCTGCTGACGGTCGAAGCCGCCGAGGCCAGAACGCTCCTGGACGTGGTGGACGCCAATGGCGGGAAGTCGGTGGCCAGCGTCAGTGCGGATGACTTCGCCGATCTGTACGAAGCCACCCGCCTGGAATTCCGGCTGTACCACGACAAGACCACCTATTCCCGCACGAAGGTGGTGGCGTTGACTCCGGCGGCCGTGGGCGAAACCGGCGACCTGATCCTGGATGAGGTCGGCCGGGTGAAGAACTTCCGTGAAGTCTGGGAGGCGGTGCGACCGATCATCGCCAGCAATCCGGCGTTCCGGTGCATGCTCACCACGACCCCGCCACCAGACGACACGCACTACAGCTTCGAGCTGTTGGCGCCGCCGATCGGCGAAACCTTCACGCCCAATCCGAAGGGCAACTGGTATCGCAGCGAGCTGGGGGTGTGGGTGCTCCGCATTGACGCATGGGATGCCTATGCCGACGGGGTGCCCTTGTACGATGACGACACCGGAGCACCCATCACTCCGGATGAGGCCCGCGCACGCGATCACGACAAGGACGCCTGGGATCGCAACTACGGTGTGCGCTTCGTCCTGGGCGGAAGCGCGGCGGTGGGTCTGCTGCAACTCGACGCAGCTCAGCGCCGAGGCGTGGGGCAATGCCGGTGCGTGGTGGTGGAGAACGAGGACGACTTCCGCAACGCCCTGGATTTCCTCGTCGAACATCTGGGAAGCGGGAAGGTGGGAGTCGGGGTGGACTGGGCAACCACCGAAGCGGCGACCAGCAACCCCACGTCCCTGACGGTGATGGAGCAGCGGGGAGCGGAGTACATCGCTCCATTGACCCTGGTGTGGAAGACCGCAGACCCGGACATCGCGATTGATAGGACCCGCCGGGTCGTTGAAACCATCAACGGGCGTCCGCAGGGCACGCGATGCCGCCGGCTTGCCCAGGACGCGACGTCGGAGAAGTACCACTGCGCAAATGTTCGCCGGGCGCTGGGCATCGTGCCGGTCGAGGACGTCGTCGCCAGCGAAACCGTGGAGCGGGCGGGGATGGAACCCATCACCAAGAAGGCGCTCCTCGGCAATCAACTGGTTGGAGTCTTCGACGACAACCAACTGACCACAGCGCCCGAGCGCTACCTGAAGAATGATATGCGCTTGGTGAAGCGCGATCGGGGGAGTTTTACGTGTGAGCTGGGCCCCAACGGAGAGCACGGCGACACCTTCGACTCTCACAAGTTGGCCCTGCATGCCCTGACTTCGACCGATGGCGGGCTGGAGTCCGCGGAAGGAATCAGCTTCGGCCAAGGCCTGCGATCCGGATCGCCCACCTTTACGCCCCGGAGGCTCGGATGAACACCCCCGCCCAAATGCCCCAGGACGTTCTGCGGCGTGAGAATGGTGCGGCGCGCCCTTCCGACGCGCCTCCGTCAAACGTCAGCAAGCTGCAAGGCATCCTGGATGGCGGTCTAAACCCCACATTAGCTTCGAACCGCGGGGAGGGGGGGACATGAACCTGTTCCGTTCAGCCCGAAGCTGGGGTAGCCGGGTGCTGACGGCCGCCGCAGGCGTCCTCGGCGGCGGGCGATCTCGGGGTGGCGAGACGCCCCTGATGAAGATCGTCACGGGTGCCGCCCGCGACCGGTGGCAATCCCCTTCGGTGCAGCAATTCACGCCGAGCCGGGTGGAGCAGGTACTGCGCGGAGCGTTCTCGGGCGATCTCACCGCTCAATGGGAACTCTTCGATCTGATGGAGCAGACCTGGCCGCGGTTGGCCAAGGATCTGAATGAGCTGAAGAGCGTGCTGGAGGAGTGCGAGTGGTCACTCCAGGCGTGGGCACCCTCCGGCGAGGAGCCCAACGAGGAGGCGCAGCAGCGGCGGCGGGTGGTTGAAGAGGTGCTATGGCATTTCCAGCCAGACCCCACACTGGATGAAAACGACTTTGGGGATTTGTGCCGCGACCTGGCCGACGCCTGGGGCAAGGGGATCTCGGTGCAGGAGCTGGATTGGGAGTTGCGGTCCTACGAGGGCGGGCGCATCGCCGCCCTGAAGTCGGCGCGATGGGTCCACCCGCGCTTCTACGGGTACCCCACCCAATCCAACGGGCCGGACCGACTGATGCTGCGCACCAGCGAACTCGCGCGCGCCGCGGGCAGCGTGGGCAGCCGCTCGCCGGCCGGGACGGCCGAATGGCAGCCGTTCCCGCAGGACAAGTTTCTCATCGGGGTCGCCAAGCAGAAGACCGGGCACCCGATCGGTGCCGCTCTCCTGCGTCCGCTGGCCTGGTGGTGGGCAGTGGGGAACTTCACCAGCGAGTGGCTGGTCAACCTCGCCCAGATTTTTGGAGTGCCGATCCGCTGGGCCTCCTACGCCCAAGGAACATCGCCGGAGCAGATCGCCAAGATCGAGGAGATGCTCGCCAACATGGGCAGCGCCTCTTGGGGCGCGTTCCCCGCAGGCACCACGCTGGAGTTGAAGGAGGCCATGAAGGCGGGGACCGACAACCCACAACTGGCCCTGCTCTCACTCATAGACCGGATCTGCGATCTGTTGATCCTCGGGCAGACCCTCACTAGCGACGTCGGAGATTCCGGCAGCCGTGCCCTAGGCGATGTGCATGCCGGCGTTCTCAGTGACCGGAAGGCGGCCCTCTTGAAGTGGGCGATCAAGACGCTCAACCAGCAACTGATCCCGGCGATCTGCCGGTTGAACTTCGGCGACACTGAGGCCATGCCCTACTTCGTCTCGGGCGAAGAGGACCAGAAGGACGCTCGGGCGCTGGCTGAGACGTACAAGGTGGTCCTGGAATCAGGGGTCGCGATTCCGCGACAGCACTACTACGACACCATCGGCATCCCCATGCCGGCGGAAGGCGAAGACGTCATCGAGCCAAGGCCAGCGCCGGCGGCGCCGATGCCTGGCAGGCCGGCCGATGGCCTGCTGCCATTCGATAGCGGCGTGATGCAGGGTCGCGGAGTGCTGACCCAAGCTTCGGCGGCCGACGAGCGCCTGGCCACGGCCGTGGCAGAGAGTGTGACCGGCGTCCAAGCGACTTGGCTTCGCGGTGCGCTGCCGTGGTTCCGCCGGATCGTGGCGGCCGCACGGGACCCCAAGGTCACCGATGGCGAGTTCACCGCACTGCTCATCCGTGCACAGCGCAATCTGCCTGATGAACTCGCGCCCCTCCTGAACACGGATGCCCTGGCTCGGGCGATGGAGGCCAACATGGGGGCCGCGATGGTCAATGGGGCGGTGCAGGGATGGATCCGGAGATCACGAAAGGAGGCCGCATGATCACGGTGCGCGTGGACGATCATGGCTTCGGACGGCGGCTGCCCATCTTGCTCGCGAAGCTCCAACGCCCTGCGGCGTTGCTGGCGGTGTTGGGCCGGGATGCCAACAACCAGTTGAAAACCCACTTCCGGCACAAGGACCGCACGGAGCCCAACAAGCTGGGCGGGAACCGGCAGCATTTCTGGCGGGCGGTCACCGACAGCGTCCACGCACCACGAGTGTCGGCCAAGGGTGACACGGTCTTGATCGCGATCACCCATCCGGCCATCGCGCAAAAAGTTTTTGGAGGTCTGATCCGCCCGAAGCGAGTCAAGTACCTGACCATTCCCGTGAGCCCTGAGGCCTATGGCCGCACGGCGCGTACCTTCGAGGCGGAGGAGGGGGTCAAGCTCGTTGCGTTGCGGGTCGGCAAAGGGGCGGGCCGCACTTTGGTCCTGGCGAGCCTGCGTGGCGGAGGCATTCAGGTGGAGTACCTGCTGCGCTCCTCCGTAAAGCAGGCGCCCGACGCCGATGCGCTGCCGGATATCGGTGCCATGTCTGCCGCACTCCTGCGGCGGGCCGAGCACTACGTCGCCCGCATCCTGGCCCAAGCCACCGGACAATCCACATGACGACTCTCCTGCAAGCCCGGCTCGACAGCGCGCTTCCGCCCCTGGTCCAAGACTCGGCGGGACCTCCGACGGACATCCAGTGGATGCCGCCCGGTCAGCACAAGATCGTGCCCCATGTGGACGGCAAGCCGCGGCCGGTCACGGTCACCGTGGACCGGGGTTTTGCCGACCAGGTCTCCGCCCAGGTGCGCGAGATGCGCGCCCGCGCGGAACGTGCCGAGGGAGATCTTCCCTACCTCGACTTCAACCACGAGGACGGCCCCGCTTCCGGTCACGTCATGGAGCTGTACTGGGCGGGTGAGGATCCGAAGACCGGCGGCATTCGGGCCAAGGTGCAATGGACCGAAGAAGGCTTGGCGGCGCTCAAGGGGCGTGCGTACCGGCGATTCTCCCCGCAGTGGCTCTCCGACCCCGAGTCGCTCGCTCCAATGGGCGTGGGCGAGAACCTGGGCGGGCTCGTGAACCGGGCAGCTTTTCAAACGATTCAACCGGTCGTCGCCAAGCGCGGTGACCACAACCACCACACAATGACTGAAGCCGAAAAGTCCGAGCTGAATCTGCTCATCACGGGCGCGATGAAACCCATCAGCGAACGTCTCACCGCCCTGGAAACCAGGAGCGCGGAACTTGTCACCGCCGCCGGCGCCGCCGCCACCACGGCGCTCGCCGGGTTGGAAACCCGCCTCAAGGCTGTCGAGAACGCTGGCACCGACCGGGCGAAGACCGAGGCCAAGGCACGCGTCGCCGCCGCCGTCACTGCGGGTCGCATCTCGCCGCAGGACAGCAAGGCCATCGAGTTTTGGGAGGGGGCTCTGGTCGTCAATGCGTCCGCCGGGGAGCAGTTGGATCGCCTGCCGGTGAATCTGGCGTTCCTGAAGATGACCCAAGGGGCCAACGGAGGAGCGCCGAATCCCGGTACGCCCGCGCCTAATACCGCCGAGGGCTTCGCAGCCGTCGTCAAAGCCGGCTATGCGGACGGCGAGACCTCCCGAGAGGCGGCACTCACCAAGGCCATCGCCGCGCACCCTGAGGGGTATGAAGCCTGGCGCAAAGCCGACGGCAAACCGGGCCTGTGATCGGGAGAGCGGAGTACACCACCTCACACGATTCCAACTGCTGACATGAACACCACCGAGAACACCACGGGCTTCAAGGCCCTTCCCGCCGCCGCCGCCATCGTGCAGGGCCAGCGGGTCAAGATCGTGGGCGCCACCTGGGATGTTGCCGGCGCGACCGACAACGCCGTGGGTGTCGCCACTCACAACGCCGCCCTGGGGGAGAACCTCACCGTGAAGCTCTTCTCCGCGCCAGGCACATTCCTCATGCGCGCCAATGCCGCGATCGCGGCGGGAGCGCAACTGTTCCCGACCGCCGCGGGCAACGTGGATGATGCGGGCACCACCGCCCTGAACCTGGCCGCCCTCGAAGCGGCCACCGCGCCCGGCGACCTGATCGAGTGCGCCGCGATTCACAAGGGCGCCTGAGGGCTGAGGACGTTTCCAACCACAACCAGTGACTCCATAGACTATGTACCCTTCCTCTGGCGCGACCATTCGCGCCGATATCAACATCGTGGTCGAAGAGGCCTCCGCGGCAGAGCGGTTCCTCATCGGCCTTCAAGTCATGCCGCCCATGGCGGTGGATGCCAAGAGCGGCACCTACGCCAAGCTCCAGATCGCTGATGCGGCTCTCAGCGACGCCGTCGCCACCGAGCGTGCGCGAGGCGGCTCCTACGGCCAGATCTCCCGGCGCTGGGGCACCGACACCTACGACTGCGTGGATCGCGGTCTGGAGGAGCCAGTGGATGACACGGACCAGAAGGATGTCGGGCGCTTCTTCAACCTGGAGGCCACCGCCGCCAGATTGACTTTGCGGAACATCCTCAAGGCCCACGAGGCGCGTGTCGCCGCAGCGATCATCGCCGCCGGCACCTTCGGTGCCACCAATTCCGCCGTGGCCTACACGGCTGCGAACCTCGCCACGATTGACTTCCCGGCTGATGTCCTCGCCGCGATTGATCGGGTGGAAGACAACGAGACGGCCCCGAACACCATCGTCATTCCCAAGGCGGTGTTCACCCGCCTCTGTCTGAGCGCCAAGCTGCAATCCTGGGTGCGCGGACAGATCAAGGGCAACGCCGACACTCCGATGAATGCCGAGAACATCGCGGCTTCGTTCCGTGATTACGGCATCGAGCGAGTGCTGATCGGCCGTTCGCGCCAGAACACTGCCAAGAAGGGGCAGGCGAAGGCCATGGCACAAATCTGGCCGAACACCCATGTGTGGGTGGGCACGGTCAACACGTCCGCGCGGTTGCCCCAGGACGGTGGCGCCGGCTTCACCCTCTACTGGAACGCGGAGGGTGGGATCTACACGACCGAGACGTATCGCAACGAGAAGGTCCGTTCGAACGTGGTGCGCGTGCGCCAGAACACGACCGAGAAGGTCACGGACCCCACCGCGGGCACTCTCATCACGACGCAATACGCGTAAGCAATCTATTCACATCGCGCGCTGGGCATAGGAAGCGCGGCCGGCCAACCAGCCTCTGAGCCGGCACCCCCCTTCAATGGCCACCCCCGCCTTCACGCAGGACGATCTACTCCTTCCACCGGAGGAGCTGAGCCAACTGCATGTGGCGCTGGCGAACTTCGGGCAGAGCGATCCCCTGGCGACGGCCGTGGCGGAGGCCACGGCGACCGTATCGCTCTACACATCGGCCTACATCCTGGACGACGCCACTTGGCGACGGCTCATGCGTCCGCTGGCGATCTGGCACCTTTACTCGCTGGTGGGGCAGGTGCCCGAGGCTCACCAAGAGGCGCGCGACGCCGCCATGAAGGAGTTGACCGCGATCCGAGACGGCGAATTTCCGCTGCCTCTGGCGGGAGGCACGGGTGGAGGCCGCGGCGCCTGGGGAAGCGACACCAGGGCACCCCTGCGATGATCTTCCCGACTACCAACGCTCTCCAGAGCACGGCGGCGATCCTGAGATCCCTGGCGGCAAAATGCGCCGCCGTGCAGTGGCAGGGGCAGCCCGCCTTTGATCGAGTGGAGATCTTCGATGTGGTGGATCTGCGCCAGATGATCGCACGCCTGGCGCTGAACCAGCCCCGCTTCTGCGCACTGATCTATGCCGGCGATGACTTCACCGCGGAGCGCCGAGGACTCCAGCTCCAGGTGCGGTCGAGACACGAGGTGGCCTGCCTGATCGGGGATCGCGTGATCGGCGACCCAGTGGAGGCCTATATGGGCAGCGACACTACGCCCGGCGCCTACGAACTCGCTCGGCTGGTGGCCGGCGCCGTCACCGGCGAGGTGCTCCCGCATCCGGATGGATGCTACTGCGTGCCGTTGCGGGCCGAGGCGCTGGTGATCGAAGCAGAGGGCGCCAAGCTGCCCGGCCGCTCCGTGATGGAACTGGATCTGGAAATCACCGGTGGCGAACTCCACGCATCAGTGGGCGCCGGGCCGGTGGGGTAATCCCATGTCGCAACTCTTCGGAACCATCCTGCAGCCGGATCTCACACCCTACGTCGGGCGCGTGGGACTCTTCCCGATCCGCCGCGATCCCACTGGGCACGGGCTGTACACGGTGGTGTGGGCATCGGTGGTCGTGGAGACGAATAATGAAGGGTTCTTCACCACTCCGCTCGCTGCCGGGGAGTATTGGATCTACATCGGGAACTCACTTCGCCGTCGAATCTTTCTGGGGGACGATCACCGGTACTACCTCCTCCAGGATCTGCTGCCAGATGGGCCCTGGGGGATCTCGCCGCAGAACTACCAGGAGACGCCGGGAGGATTGCGCTTTATCAACGCCACCACCGGCGCGTTCCAGGCGGTCGGTCTGGGCGGGGGCGAAGACTCGATTGTGTGGCGCATCTACAGCGTCGGCGAAGTTCTCCCGCCGGACAGCTACAAGGTGGTCACCGGTACGGCGTTCTTCCGAGTGTTGGAGAGTGGCGTATGGCACGCGCCGTACCTCTCCGGTGACTCCGACAATCCCGCCACGCTCTTCGGCGCGGCAGATGAGCAAATCAGCGGGGGCAATTTCCGGATCCAGAGTGGCCGCTGGCAGCTCCGCAATGTGACCACCGGCCAACACCACACCTTTTTCCTGATCGGCTCCAACGACAATCCGAGGTGGGCCATTGGCCCCGCTGAATGACATGAAATACCTACTGCTTCTTGGCCTGACTTTGGCCGCCGCTGGCGCCGCATTCGGTCAATACAACCCGGTCTCTGAAGGCGTCGCCGTGGACCCCGCGACCGGAGCGCTCAAACGCCCCATGAACTTCTTCGGGGCGAACCGGGCGCTGATCCTGCTGGCAATTGGCGAGACCAATTTCGGAATAGCTCCAGATGCCTTACTGATTCGGCCCACCGTGTCCAATGGTACGGTCGCCGGAACACTGACGATCGCACCAGGGGCCATGATCGTGGGACGCCTGATCTCCATTGAGGGCGACCCGAGCACCCTGGCGAGTTCCAACGCGGTGCCCAGGTCCTACGTGGACCAGCTCGTCAACCTGACCTATGGGGCGCTGGAGCGGCGCGACACGCTTTACGTCACGAATTTGGCCCAACTTCGGGCGCGGACCGAGCTGCTCTTGGACGCTTACCGCCCTGTCGAAGTGTTGGAGGACACAGGAACCGACAAATCCAAAGGGCTCTGGATGTGGAATCCCCACCTCGTGGCAGGGGAGAGTGATGAAGTGCTACGCCCCACGATCCTGGGCGCCTTGGACCCAGGGCGCTACGTGAAGCGAAACCCGACCAACGCGACGTTGTGGGGACTGACGACAGTGCCCCCCGGATCCTCTTTGTACGCCGATCAGATCATTCTCACGGGCAATCCTGGAACACTGACCCCATCGAACGCCGTGCCGCTTGGACTCCTGGATCAGGTGTCATCCGTTATTTACGCCTACATCAACGAGCGGTCCATGCGAGTGGTGGATAACCTTGCCCAGCTCACATCCCTCACGGGGATGAGCACCACAGCATATCAGCTCGCCCTGGTCCGCAACAGTACGGCAGGTGACGGCTCTGCGGGGGAATGGCTTTGGGACCCGAACTCACTGGCTGCCGAATCCCACGTCATAAAGAAACTTTCCTACCGCTCCATCGAACAGCCAGGCCGCTTCTTCCAACGCTGACCCCATGCGCTCAAAACTCTGCCTCCTCGTCGCCCTCGCCTCCCTGGCTTCTGCTGTCGCGCAGCAGAACGTGTCGAGGGTGCTGCCGACCGTCACGGAATTGCTCTTGATCCCGCCGGCGCGCCTCGCCTCCACCACGGTCGGCGAGAGCACGAACTGGCTGTCGTGGGTCGAGACAACGGGCGACATCGTGCCAGGAACTGGCGCTCGCACCTGGCGCTGGGACGGGGCGTCCACAGCCGCTACCAATGGCCTGCCGTTCGGGACCAACACGACGCTGTATTTGGCCCATCCCTATGGGGCGTCCGCTGGCCGATGGGTGTGGGTGCATACCCTGGGAGCAGGAGGAGGCAGCGGGGAATTCCCAGCCCTGACGCCTAATCGCGCTGTGGTTTCTGATGGCAGCGGCGGGATTGCGGCGGCCACTGTCACTGCGACAGAGATCGGCCGCCTGACGGGCGTATCGGACAACCTCACGACGCTCCTCGCCGGCAAGCAGCCTACGATCACTGGCTCAGCGACCACCATCGATACCGAGACATTGCCCGCGGGCCGGGCAGTCATCACAGACGGCAGCGGCGGGATTGCCGCCTCCAGTATCACCGCCACAGAGATCGGTCGCCTGACGGGAATATCGGACAACCTCACTACGCTCCTCGCCGGCAAGCAGCCTACGATCACGGGCTCGGCGACGACCATCGACACCGAGACATTGCCCGCAGGCCGGGCCGTCATCACCGACGGAAGCGGCGGGATTGCCGCCTCCAGTATCACCGCCACAGAGATCGGTCGCCTGACGGGCGTATCGGACAACCTCACCACGCTGCTTGCGGCCAAGCAGGGCGCGATCACCGGCGCTGCATCCAGCATCACGTCTGCCAACCTCACCGCCGGTCGCGTCATGGTGACAGACGGCAGTGGCAAGGCGGCTGTATCGTCGGTCGCCGCCAGCGCGTTGCTCGATATAGGCGGCACCAACGCTGCGCCGGATCTACCGTGGCTATCAGTCATCGAAGAAGGCGCCTGGCCTGGAGATAATACAGACGACACCGCGGCATTCCTCCGGACAGCGACCAATGCTGTGGCGCGCGGCAAGCAGGTGCTCTTCCCGGCGGTGCTGACCAATGCGGTCAGCCGGTACCTGATCAACACCAACACCATCGTGTCCCACCTCAAGGGGCTGGACATCAAGATCCCGCCGCGTGTGGAGCTGGCGCCGCTCACCTATCCAACCGGCAACTTCTCCTCCCAGGATCGGGCGAACTCTCTGATTACGTTGGGTGACAATTCCAGGGTATCTGGCGGTGGGACGGTCCATGGCCGGGCAGGCGAAGGGGGCTTCAATCAATACCCCGCCAACATTTTCACGATCTTCAAGGTCAAGGACGCCACGAACGTCGTCTTCGAGGACATCAATTTCCGCCGATGCTACGACTACCCGGTGTTCGGCTGGTACAGCACGAATGTGGTTGTCGCCCGATGCAACTGGTTCGACTGCATGCAGGGGTATGGGTTCTATGACTCGTATCGCCCCATCATCGTCGACGACTCTCACTATGGGCTGATCATGACCAATGAGGTGGGCGGAGCCTACTGCACTCAGCAGTACACCCGCCTGACCAAGGTCCGGGGATCTCATTTCGAGAACCTCATTTCGCACACGCGAAACAACACCGACTTCGCCGCTGTCTATAACGAATTCGGGTGCGTGGACGGGTCGTTCGAAAAGATGACGTTCACGGGGATCAATGCCGCCACCGCGCATTCTGCCATCGCATTCCTGCTGGACGGCGGGCTAAACAATCTCTTCCAAGGCAATCACATTCTCGCCTGGGGTAAACAGTTCGCGACCGGACTGCAATTGGAGGGCGAGGTCGACCCTCAGGTGCTAGGAAATGTGATCGAGGCCGAACGGCCGACGCGGGGATCAGTCAATGTCGGCACGGTCGGCATCTACAGCACGGAGTGGCGCATTGGGTCGCGGAGCAGGCGTGATGTCGTCGGGTATCCGTGGCGTGATCAGGGGCAACAAAATCGCGGACGATCACTGACCACCGGAGGGCGAATCCAGGGCAACCGGATCGCTGGCTTCCACACCGGCGTCGGAGGCTCCTTCTCGGACACTCTGGTCGAGGACAACACGATTTCGGACACCTCGTTCGCGGCCATCCGCATTTATTCGACGTTGTCCTATGGGTACGGAGTCGGGAATTGGCCGATCCAGCACCGGATCTGGGGGAACATCGTCCGCGGCAATACCATCCGGGACAATATCGCCCACGGGCTCGTGCTCAGCGCGGGAGACATGACCGAAGTCGTAGGCAATACATTCCGCGACAACAACCAGGGAGGCAGCTCTGCCGATATCACTACCCACTGGCGATACTCGGGCACGACTGGGAGCGTGAGTGGCCAGACAAATTTTGTGCATGGGCTCGCCGGGCAGACAGTCAACAATCTCCTGGGTTACATCATGTATTGGCCGGCCAAGGGGGTCGGGGGGCTCATCGTCACCAATGACGCCACCACGCTCACAATTTCCGGCCCGACCAGCATCACCATCACCAATGGCGAACCGTTCGTGGTGAATTATGGGAACGTGGGCCGAACCAGAATTCACGGAAACTATTTCATCAACACGGCCGAGGTCTGGGGTATCACCAATGCCGCCAGCCTCGACCCCTCGCAGAACATCAGCGTGGCGAACACCCCATTTCACTTCACCTCCGAAGAGGCTCACATGCTGCGCCCAGGGCATCAGGTCCGGCTGGTCGGCGTCCTCACGGGAGGGGCCAACCTCAACGCCATTGTTCGGAACGTTGACGACGTCCAACCGGACCGAGTCTGGGCTGTCGCGGTCAACCCAACCACCGGCACGTTTGAGACCGGCACCAATGGCCTCGCCATTTGGCCGGGCACCGGGTTGGTCACCTATGTGGACAATCCCTCCTCGTACGAATCAACCGGCCGGCTGACGGTCACCGGCAACGGGACCCAATTCGGGCGGGAGATTGACGGCAACTACTCCATCCGGATCGGATCGGGGCCATGGAACCTGGTGACCATTCCGCAAAACGATACCAACCTGCTGGTAGAGATACCCTATCCGAGCAACCTGGTGAGCCAGCCGTTTGTGTATAGCAAATTCTCGATGGTCATGCCCCAGACAACCGGACCTCCCATTCGGTGGCAGAACACGCCGGGCACGCTGGATCTGGGACGGAATTGGGTGGTGGGCAAGAACAATGGCAGCAGCACCTATGGGCCGGGGGTGGATGTGGCCGGCGCCGTGAACTACGTGTGGACCCTCCGGTCCAATAGCGGCGCGTTGAATTCGCCGTATCCGCGGATTGCCTTCGGACAGTACAACGTCACTGCGAACACCTCGGCCACGTCGATCACGAACTTCAACGGGCACATGGATGGGGTGGAGCCGACCCGCGTGACGGCGACCGACTCGAACACCACCCTCAATTTCACGGACGCCAATTCCTCCCTCCAGGGATACACGAACAACATCACCCTTGCCGTGGGTGATTCCTGGGAGATGTGGTACAGCCAGGCTGCGGCCAAATGGAACGTGAAGGTGTACCAATAAACCCGACTGCTGATTCTGATCCTCGTAACACAATCAACCACCATCGAATCCCATGCCTGCTCTCCCTCTGTCCGGCGACCGCGCGGCCAAACGCCGCACCACCGGCCGCCTCTACTTCAAGCAACGTCTTGCCCCCGGCGTCCTCGCCGCCGAAGACAACGACCTTGGCAATGTGGTGAAGTGGAAACGCACCAACCGCACGGATACCGTCGAACACATGGCCTCGCGCGACGGCATTCGCGTGGTGGATGACACCGAAGTCCACACCCTCGGGTGGGGATATACCTTCACCCTGGACGAATTCACCGACCTCGCTCTGGCGCTGATCGGCAAATCCTTCGGCGGCCAAGCATACACCCAGGCGACCGTGCCGGCCGCCTCCACGGTCACCATCAATGACGTTGTGCCGGGCTTCTCCTACTGGATCGGCAAGGTCAACGTGACCTTGGAGAACGTGAAGGTGGGCGCGGCGCTGAAGACGGGCTATACCTTCAATCCGGCGACTGGGTACATCACGATCCTGCCAGGCGGTGATATCGCCGATCTGGCGGACATCATCGTGCAATATTCGGCCGCGGCGTCCGAGTTTACCCGCTACACGGCCGGCGAGTCTCCCCAGCGGCGCGGAGTATTCCGGTTCTTCGAGCAGGATCAGATCTCACGCCTGGTCCGAGCGGTCCACACTTGGGAAGGCAACATGTGGGTCAACGAGGACGCCGAGCAGACGGCAGAGGTCCAAGGCACGTTTGACCTCAACTGCCACTGCGCGACCCCGCCCGTGGTGGACGAACGGAAGAACTGACCGCGCCATGAATGATCTCTCTATCTTGACGCCGGAGCAGTCCGTGCGGCTCAGCGACGGATCGAGTGTGACGGTCCGCGAGATGCGCTGGCCCCAGATGAGGGTCTTCCTCGACCGCTTTGGGTCGTTGGCCAACAGCCTCGGCGAAGCCTTGCATGCGCAGCGTGCCGGCAATCTCGCGGATGTCGGTGCCTCCGTGCTCGAACGGCTTCCGGATCTGATCCGCGGCAGTGGCGACCTGAGCGAGGAACTGGTGCGCGGCTGCGTGCCCGAGGTGCTGTCGGGCCGACTCTCCCTGCAGGATCTGACCGCCTCGGACGCACTGCGCCTCCTCGACGCGAGCATGGCCGTGACCTTCAACGACGAGGTGTTGCGGCTGGGAAAATCCGTGGCCGGTCGCGTGGCGGCCGTGATGGCGCCGGCCACACCCACGACGAGGTCCTTGCCGGCCAGCTCGACGCTCTCATCGCCTGCGGCTGGGCCTACGGCGACCTCCTGAGCCTCACCTACCGCCAACTGCTGCTCTTCGAGCGCGCCGCCAGCACGCGGTTGAAGGCGCAGGCCGATGTGATGAAACGACGGATTCGCAGGTAATCCATGGGCACCGCCACGCAGGGCATTGATGTGGTGATCGGCGCCAAGACGCAACAGGCGTCTTCGGCGATGGCACTCCTGAATGGCTTCATTCAGGGGATCGGCATGGCCGTCGCCAACTATGCCGGCCGCGCGGCCCGCGCCTTGGTCGAAATGACGGGCCAGGCCCTCCACACGGCCGACGAGATGGGAAAGCTGGCCCAGAAGACTGGCACTGCTACGGAGCAGATCTCCGCCCTCGCCCACGCCGCCAAGCTCAGTGACGTGGGGATCGGGGACTTGGAGGTGGGCATCAAGGGGTTGAGCCAGTGGATGGAAAAGAATGGCATCATCGGCCGCGACGTCATCGAGGTGATGCTGGAGCAGGCCGACGCGATGGCCGGCATGGCAGACGGTGCAGGGAAGACCAACCGGGCGATGGAGATTTTCGGCCGGAGCGGCCAGCAGATGATCCCGCTGCTGAATCAAGGGTCTGAGGCTCTCCGAGAGCAGATGGAGGAGGCGCGGCGGCTCGGGGTGGTGGTGGGAAGCGAGACAGCGCGGAGTGCGGAGATCTTCAACGACCGCATCACCGTAATGAAGACGCGGTTCGAGGGGGTGTTTCTCGAACTCGCCGAGAAGATGCTCCCAGGCCTGCTGCAACTATCGGACGTGCTGCTGGCTTCCGTTGAAGAGGGCGGGCCATTCTTGGACTTCCTGGAAGAGGCCGTTTGGCTGTTCAACAAGGCGGCCGGCGCGGCGGAATGGCTGGGCCGAACGTGGTCGTCAGTCACGACGCGAATGGGGTCCTTCGTTGGGGCGATCTGGGCGGGAATGTCTGCTCAGGAAGCTTGGTCCGAAGCAAGCAGGGATGCATCAGGGGCGGCCGAGGATTTCGCGGCGTCAGTGGCGCGTTACCGACAGGCCCGTGAAGCCGGTACCGAGGGAGAGAAACGGGCGGCCAGGGAAACGGATGCATTGGCGAGCAGCTACGACACTCTGCGGATGCGATTGCAGCAGGTACAGGCCCTTACCGAAGGAGCGATTGGAGATCGGCGGGCTGCCGGACTCCGGATGCAATTGGACCTGCTTGCGCAGTTGGAAGCTGGCGCTGGGGATGCAGTCCAGCAAATCGAGGATGGCCAGCTCGTGTACACGGAAGAAGGGCTAAAGGCGGCGGAGAGGTTGCTGGAGATCGAGCAGGCGCGGCAGCAAGTGCTGCGCGACTTGGCGGGGGAAACCTTCGGCGGCCGGCTACAGCAGAACATTGAGGCGATGGGGACGGCCATGCAGCGGCTCGCAGACTACACCGCCAGCTTTGCGACCGGGGCGATGCAGGGTTTATCGGGCGCCTTGACGGAAGTCATCATGGGCACGAAGGCCGCCGGGGAAGCCTTCCGACAGTTTGGCCTGTCGCTTCTCACCAACTTCATTGCGTCGGTCCTGGAGATGATCCTCATCGCCAAGGTGGCAATCCCCCTGCTGACGTATCTCGGCATTCTCTCGGGTGGCACGACGGTGGCGACAGGGCTCGGCGTGACCATGGCCGCGCTGGGTGCTGGTGCGGGGGCGTCGGCAGCGGCGATTGCCGGCGCTGCGGAGGGAGGCTACGTGGTGGGTCCTGGTAGCGGCACGAGCGATTCGATCCTGGCCCGCCTGAGCAACGGGGAGTTCATCATGACGGCTGGTGCCACGACTGCAATCGGGCCGGAGGTGCTGGCTCAAGCCAACCGCGATGGCCGGCTTCCCGATTCGGCCCCACAGATCAACGTGGCCATCTTCGGCGCCGAGGCCGCGGCGAAACGCTGGGTCGAAAGCCAGGAGGGACACGCCGTGCTGGTGGACATCTACCGTCAGGAGGCGGGCCGATACGCATGATTGGCACCATGTTCAACGGCGAGGATGTGCTGCTCGTGACGGAGGCCCCCAACTGGGCACAGCGGGTGGAGACGGTCCATGAGATGGACATGTCCGGCGAATCGAGCCTGAGCGACCGCGAAGCCCGCCGGCCGCATGCCTCGACGCTCCGATCCCAGATTGCGTACACAGCGCTGCTGGGCGGAGCGGAGCTGCGCGTCCTGCAGACCCTTTTGGCCGCGGTCCAAACCCACGTACCCGCGGTGTTATGCCCCTTCTGGCCAGGCGTCCGCCGATGGCTCGCGCGGGCCAGTGCTCCCATCGGTGGCGGGGTCAGACTGGTGTGGAAGGCCGACTGGTCGCAATGGGACCTCTATACGACGACCGAGCCCGCCTGGCCAAGCGATGGCGACTACTGGGCGCCAGTGCTGTGGGGCTACCTCGGATCTCGGGACGCAATCCTCGGCACCCGCTGGTACACCGGTGCGCTGTCGGACGTATCCATCGTGGTGTCGGAAGATGGTCCCCCGGAATACGCCTTGCAGCCGTCGTCGGCCGCGCCTCCTGCCGGGCCGCTGCCGCCCAGCGGCTACGCCACGGCACCGCGACTGCTGCCGCTGCGCCCCAATTGGGAAGGGCTCAATGAGCAGGTGATGCTGCCAGTGGACCGTCGCCGCATCGGATTCCGCCGGCAGGCGCGCCCGGAGTTTTACCCGCAGAAAAGATCTCGCACAGATAGGCTGGGATTCCAGTTGGGCAGCCTCAGCCAGATCGCGACGATGCTGGCCTTCTTCCGGGACGTCGCCGGACGCGGTGCTGCCTGGTGGTGGCCGAACTACACCTCTGCGATTGCCCTCGCGGCACCGGTCGCCGCGGCCTCGGCTGTGTTGTCGGTGGCCGATCCCGTCGGCGTCGAGGCGGGAGACTATCTGGCGGCCGACACGCCAGTGGGGCTGATCGGCCGGCGGGCGACCGCGACTGCATCGGGCTCCGTGACCCTCAATGCGGCGTTCGGCGTGGATCTCCCCCGGCAAACACTGGTGTCGCCGCTGCTGCTGGTGCGCCTCGACCGCCCACGCCTGACGCTGGCCTGGACTCACGGGGACTTGGCGGACTGCGAGTTGACGGTCCGCGAGGTCCCGGCGGAGTACATCCCCGGCGCCGATGAGACGGTAGGGACCAGCCTCGGAGTGCTCCCCGAGCGGGGTTACCTCTACGACGTCACCCGCGATCACGGCGGCACGCTCTTGCATGATCGCTACACGTCCTATGAACGCGACGTGACTTATGGCGGCCATACCTGGGTGAGCGCCGACATCCAGCACGGCGCCATCGAGCGCGGCCTGGCCTTGGAGCGCGGCCGCGTGGACCTGGCCAGCCGGGTCTTCCCAGGAAACCCCCTGGTAGATCTCGCCAGTTTGCGATCCGAGGCACCTGTGCGCCTGGTGATCTTGTCGGGAGATGTGGCTCCGGATGCGAGCGTGTCCAACGTTGCGGTCATCGCGACCGGCGAGGTGGACAAGGCGTCGGTGCGGGGCGAGCGAATCTCTGGGATGATGACACCTGGCGGGCGGTTGCTCGACCAACAGGCACCGGGCTTCGTCGTCGGTCCTGGATGCAATCACACGCTCTTTTCGGCAGGATGTGGGCTGGCTCGCTCTGCCTGGGTGCACACAGCACAGGTCAACGGGATGCCGACAGCGACCTATCCTTTCCTCCTCGCCCTCGACGGCTTGGCGCGGAGCACGGGCCCAACGCCGGCTTGGTTCGAGGACTGGTTTGCACACGGCTGGGTGGAGTTCGGTACTCCGGGCAGCGGCGGGTGGCAGCGTCGCTGGATATTGAGGAGCACGGCGCCCAGTGGCGGGGCGCTATCACTGACACTGCACAAGCCCTTTGACCCAGCGCCGGCGGACAACACCACGGCCACCCTCTATCCCGGATGCGACCTCACGCCTGAGAGCTGCAAGGCCTACCACGGGACCACGAACCCGAAGGGCAAGTTCGACAACTACACGGCGTTTGGCGGGCATCCTTTTGTGCCGTCGAGCAATCCCTCGCTGGTGAAGCTCTCCACCAACCTGGGAGGCGGAAAGAAATGAGCCCCGCGCTAATCCACCTGGTGGCTGGCCGCTGGATCGGCACGCCATTCTCGGCCAATGCATGCGTGCCAGGCCCTCAAGGCGGAGTGAGCTGCCAGCGCCTCGCATCGGCCATCTATGTGGAGGCGGGGGTCTTGACGGCGGATGTGCAGATCCCGGCTGGCCGGATCACCCGTGGGCGGTGGCACCGCATCAGCGAGATAGAACCTTGGCTGGATGGGCGGCGGGAGTTCGTGCGTACGGATCCGGAGGGCGACGTCTGCGCCGGCGACCTGTTGGGCTTCCGCATCGGCCATTGCATCAGTCACTTGGGCGTCGCTCTGGGGCCGGCTCAATTCATCCACTGCCTTGAAGGTCCTGGCACCGTGGTATCCTCACTCCAGGATGCCACCTGGCTGAAGAGATGCGCGGCGCGATGGCGCCCCGTTGGAGGGATCGGATGAAAGGCGGAGCTAACATGCCCGCCGAGGAACCGGCGATTGGCAATCTCGACGAATCGGAGTTTTCGTCGAACCAGGAGGCGACCCCTGTGCCGTGGGCGTGCGGCGAGTTCCGTGTGCCGGCCAAATGGATCACAGGGATCGTGGATCAGGAGGCCAGGGAGGCACCGGCCGAAAGGCCGGGCAAGAAGTGACCTATGGGTGGGGACGGAAAAGGCGCCGGCGCCGCCGGCATGGTGCACGACTACTACGCGTCGTTCGGGGCAGTCTTGTGCGCGGGGCCGCTAGATGGGCTCGCGGGGATCATTTTCGACGGAAAGCTGATCTGGCCCCCGGCCGAAAACTGGGAAGCGGGGACCTATGCACTGAACGCGCTGGCCGCCAAGGACGGCATGGTGTGGCAATCCATGAGCGCCGGAAACACCACGACGCCGGGCGCGGCGGGAGCGAGCTGGCGCCGATACGCCCTGCTGAGGCATCTCTCTACCAACCCGCAGTCGGTGAGTGTCGAGGGATACGGAGTTGGATACCTGTACTGGGGCACGCCCAACCAAACGCTCGATGTCGGCGGCGAAGCAATTCTGGCTGCAGGGGGCCATCCTTCCTACCGGGGCCAGGTGCTGTTCGTGGGCAAGCGCTTTCTCTGCGGCAGAGAGAGGACCTCATTGCCAAACTTGGAGTTCATCGGCTTCCGGTTTCCTCGGCAGGGACTGATCTACACGTCGAGCGTCGCGAGCGGCAACCTGGTCGCGGGGCACTGGTACGAGGTACGCAGCACCGGATGGATCACTCACGACGGCTCGGCCCACAGCGCCGGCGCCATCTTTCTGGCGACGGCTACGACGTGGTCGGTTGGCAGCGGCGCGCCGGCGGTCCACGAGACGGGGCTGGATGGGGACTGGCAGGCGAATCCGTTCGCGTTGCTCGCGGAATATCTGACCAGCGAGATCTGGGGACTCGGTCTGCCCGAGGCGATGCTGGATGCCGCGAGCTGGGGAGCCGCGGCCGCGGCCGCACGCAGCCATGCAGAGGCACTCTATATTTCGCCCGCGCTGCTGAAGGCGGAGGATGGGCGCGCGTTTATCCAGCGTGTGCTAGATCACGTGGACGGCTGGTTGCGGTGGAACTCCGCCGGTCAGATTGAAGCTGGGCTATGGTCACACGGCGTGGCCCCGCCCTCGTGGACGGCAGCCAGCACGGTGGACTATCACGATCTCATTGAACCGGCGGAGCTGGATCCAACGAGTTGGCAGGACACAACCAACGTGACGGAGGTACGGTTCAGCGACCGCAGCCGCGCGTACAAACAGAGGCCGGCACGGGCCGCCAATGCGTGGAACCGGGAGACGACGGGCGGTCCCCGGATACGGATCCTGGAAAGGCCGTACATCCTGCGGCACGAGCAGGCGCTGGCGGTGGCTGCAGAGGACGCCAAAATCAGCGGGCAGCCCTTCCACCGGGGAGCCTTGGTGGTGCGGGCTGAGAAGGCGGCGGCGATCGAGCCCGGCACGTTGTTTCGTCTGACGCATGACGCAATCGGCCTGAGTGTGGCCTGCCGCTGTATCGGTAAGCAGGTCGCGGAGCCTCCTTCAGGACGGGTGACCCTGCGCTACCAGACCGAGAGAGGGCTGGCGGCCATCCCCTACGTGGCTACGCCGCCGACAGGTCTGGTGGACACCCCACAGCCGCCCTCACGGATCGCCAATCTGGAGATCGTCCAAATTCCACCCTCGCTCGGGGACGGCACCGATTTCCACCTGGCTGTGCTGGCCGGCCGCAGCGACGCCCTGACCAGCCGGTTCGACGTGTGGCTCCGGGCGGAGGATTCCGCGGACTTCTACCCCTTGGCCACTGTGGTCAACTTCGCGTGCGCGGGGTTGGTGGACGCCACTCTGGCGCCTTACACGGACGGGGGCGGCAACCTGATGGTGGATGACGACACCCAGGCGCTCCGGGTGGAGATGGCCTCGGAGACACCCGCACCGGACCTGGACCGGCTGGACGACACCCAGACCGACGACGCTGTGGAGGACAACGCCTTGCTCGTCTTCGTGGTCCGGGCGTCGGCGCCGTCCCAAGTCGAGATCATGACAGTCAAGTCGGGCACGCTGGTCGCAGGGCGGACCTACGATTTCGTGGTCCGTCGAGCCCGCTTCGGGACTCTGCAGGGGGGCGATGGCGCCTATTCCTGGGATGCTGGCGATCGGGCGTGGGTGATCTACCGCCGCCTGCTGGCGCCGTTCACCTCGGCACAATTCGCGGCGCTGGCTACCGGTGGCGGGACGGCGTACTTTCGGATCGTTCCCGGCACAGCTTACCAGAGCGCTGACCCTGCGGACGTGTACGACGCCGGAACCAACCCCAATGGGCGGACCACTGAAGTGGAGTTCGAGTTCGCGGACCCGTTCGCGCCAACTGCGGAATGGACGGCGATCCAACACCGGCCCGACGCATTGACCACCTGGAGCGACATCACCGACTTCGATACAGAGTTCGACCCGTCCACCCAGTTTCGACTGGTGGCGTCAGCGCACGATGGGAATGCAGATCTGGCGACTGCCGATCTGCAGGCGACGGCAGGTAACCTTGCCGCGACCTTGTTCTCGGGTGCGGTCTCAGGCGACTACAGCGAGATTGAGGCGATCATTTCCCTGGCCTCCGGGGATTGGGACATCGTCCTCAAGGTGACCGACGCCACCGGGCGGCTGGCAGAGCAACATCTGGCGCCCGTGGGGGGCGGATCCCCGGTGGCCATCCGAGTCCGGCCGGCCGGCTGGAATGTCGTTGCCAACCCCGTCCTCAACCGGGTCACGCCGGCCCCGAGTAACCAGTTCAAGTTCAACCTCACCTGTTCAACGCCGGCGTCCACGATCTACTACCAGATCACGGGGGTGGGAGATCCGCCGGGCCCCACATGGACCACCTACCCCGGCGGGGACATCGTGCAGACCTTGGGCAAGCGTGTGCATGCCTACGCCGCGGCTGCTGGCATGGTGGACTCGGCCAAGGTTCGCTGGGACTTCCGCCGCGATAGGTTTGGGTGA